ACGGCAACCGCAGGCTATGCTGGCACGGCAACCGCAGGCTATGCTGGCACGGCAACCGCAGGCGATGCTGGCACGGCAACCGCAGGCAATGCTGGCACGGCAACCGCAGGCGATNNTGGCACGGCAACCGCAGGCNATCGTGGCACGGCAACCGCAGGCTATGCTGGCACGGCAACCGCAGGCTATGCTGGCACGGCAACCGCAGGCGATGAAGGAATTATTATCATCCACTATTGGGACTCTAAGACAGAAAAATATGGGCGGAAAATGTCCTTTGTCGGAGCGAACGCCTTGAAAAAGGACACTCCCTATAAGCTGGATGATAACTTTAATTTTATCGAAGCAAAATAACCCACACAGACCAGCGCGGCCTGAACAACTGCGCCGGTTCCCCTTCACACAACACAAGGACTGAAAACATGACAACCGAATCAATCGCCACCATCGGACACAATAATCCGCCCACTGATGCGGAAATTCTAAAAAGCACACTGGCGGAAAAGAACGCCGAACTTCTGGACAGAGCAGCGGAATTGATTGCCGCCGCTGACCGTGCGCCGCAAACCATTGAAGACGATGAAACCGAACAGAAGATTACCGCCTTTCTGGGCAGCATCGCCAAATGCGAAAAGTCTTTTAAAGGCAAGCGCGTTGCTGAAAAGGAACCATACCTGACCCTTGGCCGCGTGGTTGATGGGTTCTTTAAGAACCACATGGACGCGCTGAACAATGCCAGGAAGAAGGTGAAGCCTGCGCTGGATGCACGCCTTATCTGGAAGCGTGAAGAACAACGCCGCCTTGACCGTGAAGCCGCAGCCGAACGCCAACGCCTTGCAGACGAGCAGGCCGCAGCAGCGGCAGCAGCCGAAGCCGCAAAGATGCCGATTAAAGCGGACGAACTGATGACCACCGCCATGCACACCGAAGCCAGCGCAAGCCGCATGGCCGAGAAAGCGGAAGGCAAAATTTCCGTTGTGTCGCGGTCATCCGATGGTGCCAGCGCAAACCTTCGCAGCATCTGGAAGATTGAAACCACAGACCGCAACAAGCTGAACCTTGAATTGCTGCGCCACCACTTCACTGATGATGCCATTCAAGCCGCGCTGAACAGCTACCTGCGGACGATGACAAAGCCCGTGGAAGGCCAGCCGGTTGAAGGCGCACGCATCTGGGAACACACGGAAAGCGTGGTGCGATAATGGGCGAACTTGCAGAATACATACTGAACGGCGATGACTGCCAAGAATGCGGCCAATACATCGGTGACGGTGACGGCTTCCCGCGCTCATGCAGTGATTGCCAACCACAACCCAAGCAGCGCAAAAGAAAGCGCAGAAAGAAAAGAAAAATGAAAAACTTTGACGATGACATTATTGACTTCATCAACGCAGCCCTTGCCGCAGAGCGTGCAGGACAGATTGCTGATGATGCAACGGCCACCATGCCAATGCAGATGTTCCTGCGGATGGCGAAGCAGGCGCACGGATACCAGACCGCCGCGCTTGAATATCAGGCGTTCCACGAAACTGAAAAGGCCATGCGCCGCTTTGCCGAAGAAGACCTTGGCAAATTCCGCAAGCTGATTGGCCGTTTGTTCTGGCAACGCGGTGCGCGTCATGACTGAAAAAACATGCCCTGTTTGCACGACAGGAGAACAGCAGCCGTGGTCACTTGGCAATAAATACTGCGAACAGCACGATGTCTGCATAAGCTGCGGCACAAAGCGCAAAGACCTGACGGAAACACCTTGGGGCGTGCGTATCGGTTCATTCCTTTGCAGCCCGTGCGAGAAGCGGGAAAAAGCCGAGCGCATAGCGGAGCGAATCGCCAAGGGTTTTGAAACCGATTATGAAGATGACGTTGTTTGCCCTCACTGCGGATATAAGCACGGCGACAGTTGGGAAATGCAGGATGGCAAGCACGATTGCCCTGAATGCGAAAAGCCCTTTGACCTTGAACGCCATGTGTCCGTGACATTCTCAACATCAAAAATTTAACCACCACCAAAAGAAAGGACTGAAACTATGACCCGCATCACCAAGGACTTGGCTGACACTATCGCGCGCAGCACCGTCAACGAACAATTCAAAAAACGTGCCGATGAAATAAGGAAGGAAGAATATGCCATTGCAATGGAACTGTATAAGCACGCCTTTGATGTTCCAATGGAGAACGGCAAGAACCTGCTTAATGCCGTGAACAAGGTTCCTAAAAACTGGTTTCGCATGGACAAGTGCCTGCGCTTCAACTGCGAAGGCTACCAACTGCACCTTGATGTTGAAAAGGCAGTGCCGGTTCCATACAGCACAGAATGCCGCCGCTTGGCCGACATCACAGGCCCATTGGCAAAGAAGGCGCAGGAGTTTGCAACCAAGAAGCAGAAAGCGCGTGATGAATTTGATGCAGCATACCGCGCATTGAAAACGATGATTGAATCGTGCGGCACGGTAAAGAAATTGCACAAGACATGGCCGGAGGGCATCACCTTCTATGGTAAATATCTTGAAGCAACAGAAGGCGAAAACCTTCCTGCTGTCCAGATTAAAGAAATCAACAAAATGCTTGGCCTTAAAACAGCATAAGGAAGCGGACAATGGAAAAACCAATCCTATTTTCCGCGCCGATGGTGAACGCCATCCTTGAAGGGCGCAAGACCCAGACACGGCGCGTGATGACTGTGCAACCACCTGACTGGTACAATGGCCATGTGGACATCGCCAGCAAGGATGCGTTCGCAGTCTGGCTGGGTGAAACCGAATCACAGGATGAATCACACGGCGGGGAACTGAAATTTCCATACGGCAACATCGGTGATTCGCTTTGGGTACGAGAGAATTTCCGCTTTGGCACAGGCTATGACAACGTGAAGCCTTCCAGCGTTCCGAAAGAAACGTATGTGAAAGTCTGGTATGAAGCCGATGGCAACGCGCCGCACGGCTTTGGCTTTCAGCGACCATCCATTTTCTTGCCCCGTTATTTCAGCAGGCTGACCCTGCGAATTACTGACATCAAGGTGGAGAGATTGCAGGACATCAGCGCAGAAGATGCGGTTGCCGAAGGGTCTTATCTTGGTAAATGTTCTTGCTTTCCGAAACCGCGCACGCCGATTGAATCTATGATGAAACAAACGTGGTGTCATGTTCACGGCAATGAATTTTCAGACTTGTGGAAAAATATAAACGGTGAAGAAAGCTGGAAAAGCAACCCATTCGTGTGGGTCATCAGCTTTGAGAGGGTGCAGAAATGAGCGATTTAAATTGCCCGTATTGCGGCGAAGGTCAGGAAATCAATCACGATGATGGCTATGGCTATACCGAAGGCGAACGACACCATCAGACCTGCTGGAAATGCGATAAGGTTTTTGCCTACGAAACATCAATCAGCTTTCACTACGAAGCTGAAAAGGCAGATTGTCTGAACGGTTCTGAACATCAATTTGAGCCAGTCGTACACTTCCCGACCTATTGGCCTGACAGAAAGCGGTGCAAAGCCTGCGGACATGAAGTGCTGGGCGAACAGGTGGAGAATCCAATATGACCGGACTGATAAACCTTCAACACACGGACTTTCTGAATCGCTTGAAGCAGGGCGAGAAAACAGACTGCCCGTGCTGCGGCCGGCACGCCCAGATGTACGCCAGAAACCTGCACCACAACGCCGCCAAGAAGCTTGTGCAGCTTTACAGGTTTGGTGGTCAATTCGATTATGTCCACACTTCCAGCCTGATTGATGATGGCGAAACGGGGGCAGGTGATTTTTCCAAAGCAAAATACTGGAAGCTGATTGAGGAAGCGGAAAATAACTGGGAGCATAAACGCACCAGCGGCAACTGGCGACTGACCGACAAAGGCGTGCGCTTCGTGCTGGGCAACGAAACCATCCCGCGCCAGGTGATGATTTTTGATGACCGTGTGTTTGGTTTTTCAGAAGACCATGTGACCATTCACGATTGCCTTGCCAGCGGGGGCTTTGATTATAATGCCCTGATGCGGGGTTGACCAACGGGCTGTAATTCAATACAGTGATTCATGTGTCGCCGGAATGGAGAAACAGTGTATCTCGCCAACCTCATAAGTTGGAAATTGCTAGGTGCAATTCCTAGTCCGGCTACCAAACATCAAAGGAAATCCAAATGACCGAAGGCATAGGACACAACAGCGGCGAAGAACAGGATGTGGGCGGCGTATCCGGCAAACGCCTGAAATCCTACCTTGACCGCATCGAACGCATGGAGGAAGAAAAGGCCGCGCTTGCCGAGGACATCAAGGAAATCTTTGCCGAAGCAAAAGGCACCGGCTTTGATGTGAAGACCATGCGGAAACTTGTGCGCCTGCGGAAAATGGACAGAGAGAAGCGGCAAGAGGAAGAAGAATTGCTTTCATTGTATATGTCTTCTATCGGTATGGAATGAAAGATGCGCTTGAACGGTTCCATGAAAAATACGAAGTACAGCCAAATGGATGTTGGATTTGGATGTCAGCACAGAACGGCACCGGATATGGGCAATTCAGCTTTGAGGGTAAGCCCAGACTCGCACACCGATGGTTTTACGAACGGACAAAAAAGAAGGTGGAGCAGGGCAAAGAACTTGACCACCTTTGCCGCAACCGTTCATGCGTCAACCCTGACCACCTTGAAGAAGTTTCACGTTCTGAAAACAACAGGCGCGGCCTGATAGGAGAGAGGACACGGGAGCGCAGCAGAGCCATAACGCATTGCCCACATGGTCATGAATACAGCGCAGATAATACCTACATGACCAAAGCCGGAACGCGGTGCTGCAAAACCTGTAAACGAAATTCAATTATCGCTTCAAGGCAGAAGCGGAAGAAGTTAGATTAACAACCGGCGCGGGGTACGCGAGACTCCGCAGGATGACCTGCCCCGCCGCCACCATCACTGAACGAGGACGAACAAATGAACCCGACCAAAACCTATGCCATCAATCTTTGCAACGGCAACACGGAAACCGTGACCGCAGAGATTGTCACATACGACCAAGCAGGCAATCTGATTTTCATGAACACGAAGAAGACCCTGCAAACGGCAGACAATCCAGATGGCACCGCGCTTGAACTTGTGAAATGTTACAATTCAAGGCATTATATCAGTTACGGCCACGCGCCAATGCAGCACTAAGGAAAGGCCAACGGGGATGTCGAAACCAAAGCTTATCATGCACACCAAAGTCAGCGGTGAAATCTTCCTGTCCATCTTCAACAGCAACAAGAAGATGGGTGAAGTCCCGTTAGGAACCATCCCCAAAGATGCACGCGCCAAAGCCAAGGAATTTTTGGAAGCTGTAAAGGCGTGCGATGACATCCTTGACGAAATCACCTAAGCCGCCTGCCGCACTCGACAAAGCAGAATCCATCCGCGAAGAACTGTTTGCCAGGAAATATCTGGAAACATTCGATGCGGCAGAGTCGTGGCTTGCCATCAGCCCTGACTCCAATCCGAAATATGCCGTGCAGAACGGCGCGAAGTGGTTGAAGAAGCCGACAGTCAAAGCCTTGCTGCAAGGTCTGGCAGCCGTTCAAATCGCCAAGGCGGATGTCGCTGCGGACAGGCTGGTTGCCGAACTGGAACGCCTTGTGTTCCTTGACCCGTGGGATTTTCTGGAAGTGGACGATGATGGCGAACCCGTGCTTGACCTGACAAGCATCACGCCGGATAACCGCCGCTTGCTGGACATCGAATTTGGCATTGGTGTTTCCAAAGATGGTGATAGAATCAGAACTTACAAAGTCAAACCCCGTGACCGCGATGGTGCAATAGACAAACTCTTGAAAATCCATCAACTTTATAAGGGCGAAGACCTACAAAAACAACCGATGGCGATTCAGGTAAATGTTAATTTCCCCCTACCAGCTTCCAACTGGCCCAATCATCAGGCCCAACAGCCAGACGATATTGACCCCGAAGACGTATAGCTTCCCCTATACGCCGCACAAATATCAACTGATGATTCACACGGCCCTGTCTGACTACCGCTTTGTGACAGCAGTGGCGCACCGGCGTTTTGGCAAGACGGAATGCGCCGTTGCCTGCCTTGTGTCCGCCGCCATTGCCACCACCAAAGATGATGCCATGTATGGCTACATCGCGCCTTATCTGAAACAGGCCAAA